TGTGCCGGAGTCGCGCTTTTCGATGCGTACTTCATTCTGATATCGCTGAATGCGTTCGCGGGCTTCGTATGAGCCGCCGAACTCTGCTGCGATTGCGTCTGAGATGAAGTCGCGCTCGGAGCGTTCGTGATAGGTGGCTTCTTCGCTGATGACTCGAGCGGGTGCTGCTGAACGTGTCTCGGTCGATGGGACTGAGGCTTGTAGTTCTGCTGCTTTTGCCTTGCGTGTTTCGAGGTCTGTCACTTGGACGATGCGCTCGTCAAGTTTGTCGATCTCTAACTTGAGGGCCTGAATGTTGGCAAGTTCGATATCTGTGATATCGCGCTCGTTTTCGGCGGCGACGTTGAGTGTCGCGTCGATGATTCCTTGCTTGTTGCTGCGGGTCTCGTTGAGTTGGTTGAGGAATGAGTTCATGGGGTTCTCCGATGTTGTCTGTGTGTGAATACGGGGTGCCACTGCTCAACCGCCGAGGGTGCCGCTAGTTGCGGGGTGCTCGTGCTCGGTTCGGTGGGGTGCCGACTATTTGCGAGTCTAGTCGTTGATTGTGGTCCGCGCCAGTATTTGCATCGCTGCGGTTCTGTTCGGCATCGGATCTGTGTTGTCTTGTTCTTGCGTGATGGCGTCGGCGTCTGCTCGAGGGTGCGATGCTCCGGCCATGATTGTCCCGTCTGGCATTGTGTGAGTCGCCTCGGCGTCGTCTTCGGCTGCGTAGAGTGCGGCTATTTGACGAGAGGCTTGATCTTCGTTGCGGTGGCATCCCATAACTTCACCATCTTCATCCTTGACGACGGCGAAGCCGTTGCATGACTTGTTCTCGGACTCGATGTGGTAAGGCATGGCTTAGTCTCCGGGGACAAGGACGGAGACTGTTGGTGTTCCCGTTGCGGCGATTGCAAAGAGTGTCTCGTTGCTAGGTACTGTGATCGTAATCGGTCCGGCGGCGTTGTCAATTTTTAATCCGGTGCTTGACGTCACTCCAGAGGGGCCGACATAGATTGTGGCTGAGGTAAGAACGTGGACAATGCACTCTCTCACGAGAGGCTCCGCAGTGATGATGCTCGTGTCGGTCGTTGCGTTGAGTGCTACTTGTGTGCTTTTCATTTTTTTAGATCCTTTAGTAGTTCGACAATGGCGTCGAGGTTAGGTGTGGTTGATTCTTCTCGGACTCCGGCGATGGCGGCGTTCTTGCCGTATGCGCCGAAGGTGACGAGAGAGACTTCTGCTAGGTGTGCGGCGATGCGCTCGACAACTCCGTCGGGTCGACGTCGGTCTTTCAACGCTTGGAATCCGATTGAGAAGTCCGTCAGAGCGGAGTCCCTCACGAGTTCTAGGATGTCGTCCCCGCGTTGACCTTTGCTAACTCGGAACTCTCCATAGAGTCCTCGAGCGTCTTCCCGTAGAAGTGTGGCGCGGCCTATTGGGAGTTTCTGTGAGTCGTGTCCTATTAGGAGTTTGACGCGGTGTGCTTCTCTGGAGACTGCTGCGAACGCGCCACGTCTGAAGACTTCGGTGAGCGACGGGTTGATGCGTTGCTCAATGTCGTATGGTACGACGATGCCGGTTATTGTGCGGCCGTCTGAGTCTTCTCTCAGTTCTAGTTCCGAGTCGTAGGAGCGTGATTCGATGTCTTTCATTGGTCGATTCCTTCTAGTGGGTCAAGTGTTGGATCTGTTTCGTCTTCCATTGGGTCGGCTTCGGGGTCGTAATTAGTTTCTTGATTGTTGCCGTTGTCTAGGCGCGGGAGGTTCTCAATGTGGCGAACTTCGTCAACGGTGAGGAATCCTGCACTGAGAGCGATCTGATGCGCTTGATAGCGGGTCAACGTGTCGGCACGAAGCAAGGACTCGAAAGTGAACTTGGCATACTGGCCTCGAGGAATGAGGTCCGTCATGGCTTGCTCGATTCGGGTAGTCAGTGGACGAAGACTTGTCTTGATGTACTCGATCGCCTGTAGTTCCGTATTCGTGTAGGTCCGGGTCTGATTAGGTGCTCCGACTGCTGCACCGGGTACGCCGACAATGTTCGCCGAGTCGAGGATTGACTGATTGCGGGCTTCGACAAGTTGTGCGTCGTTGGCGTTGGCGGTGAGTTCTTGAATGTTCGTTGACGAGTTCAAGACTGCCGGGATGCGTGAGCGGCCTCCGTAGTGTTCCATCCACTTTTGCTTGAGGAGATCGGCTTCTTCTTGTGTGAGGTCCGGGTTGTCGGACTTGATTGCATAGGACGGCATCGCTCCGCCGTCAAAATACCGAGCCGCGTATTCCATAACGGCGATGGCCGCGCCGATTCCTTGTCGTTGTGCTGCGATGATGCCGACGCCAATATGATCTCCCGGCATTGAGAATCCTTTGATGTGGAGAACGTCTTCGCCAACGACATAGACCTTTTGCTCGATCTCGCAATACTTGACTCCTTCACGAACATAGATCCGGGCGCGGTTCGGGTCGACTGGCACGATGTAGTCCGGATACCCGTTGAAGCCTCTCGGTCCGAGTAGTGCGATGTAATTGCCGTGAAGTATCAGTGATGCGGCCATTGCTGAGTATGTTTCCATCGGTGTCTCGAGCGGGTTCGGCCGTTCAAGGATTCTCGGTGTTGGTTGAATCTTGACATTGCCTCGATAGGCACAGAGAGGCAACGAGCCGACATCGTCTGAGATCATCGTTGTCGCTCTCCAGATTGCGGGGACTGAGAGCGTTGTCTCGGTGTCTACGGGGACGCCTGCGTAGGAGTCCTGAAGGATGCGTGAGATGCGGCCTTGATTGTCGACGTACGCGCCGCGCTTGATGGTCGAAGGTTGGAGGAGACGGTTGAGCATCTAGTTCCTTTCTGCTGCGATTCCGAACGCAACAAGTGAGACACCGGCGAAGCCGATGCCGAGCGGGATTGCGATGAGGGAAAGACTCACGACTAACAGAGTAGTCCCTACGGCTTGAACTATGAGAGGTATGTTCATCTAGAAGATGGTACTCCTTCTTGACTCGGGTGCTCGGCGATTCGTTGCGTGATAGTAGGCGAGTGTCGCGGCGAATAGCGGACTGATGTCAACGTCGACATCTGTGCGCGACCACAACCATCCGCTCGCAACTTGTTTCTTCTTGGCGGTTCGGAGAGCCGCCTCGAGGTGTTGATCTGGACGAATACGGATGTTGCCTTCAAGGATGGCGTCGTAAAAAGATCCGACGGCGGCAGTCATGTCTCTCAGTGCGTAGCGTACGACCGGGACTCCTCCGGCTTCGAGACGATCGACAAGTGAGTTCGCCGGTGAGTATCCGTCCACGACTAGAGGTGCGCGGTGCTTGCGGTAGAGGTCGAGTGCTCGGTCTACGATCCACGTCACTCCGTCTCGGGCGTCGATTAGTTCGACACGTCCAGTCTCATCGGCGACACAGATAGCACCCGATGATCTGTCAAGTGCGACGTCTATGCCGAAGCAGATGCGGCCGCTCGGTGCCGTTGCCGGGTCGAGGCATGGCACGAGGTAGCGGTCGGGGATCATGGCGTTCTCGATTGCCATCCACTGACAGAGATACTCTTGCCGGAATGTGTTCTCTTTGCCGTCCGCTAGTGCGGTCTCGAAGCGTTGCTTGATTGCTTTCTCGGTCTGTGTGTAGCCGAGGCTCGGGATGGTCTTGGCCCATACGTCCGGATCTGTCCAGTCTGAGTCGTCGGGTGCGCTCCAGTCAAAGAACGCTCGGGAGGATTGTGTCTTGTCGGAAACTAGGCGACGGCCGTCCTCGACTTTCTTGCGGAAGTAGACGGACGCTGCGTCTCCGGCAACGGAAAGGATCCAGAGTTGAGAATCTTTGCGTGTCACCATTGCCGGCGAATAGGCGGCCTCGCGTGAGTCGTCGAAGTCAAAGCGGGCTTCGTCAATGATTGCAAGGTCTAGAGTTCGGCCGTGTGCTGCCGATGCGGTCTTTGCGAATGTGTCGATGCGTGACAAGTTGCGAAAGACTATGGACTCCGCTCCGTTGCCGAGGTAGATACGCCGGAGCGCGGTCTTGATTGGGGACGCCTCAATGACTGGCGCATAGTCGACGAGCATCTTGGCGCGTGAAGACTTGAGGTCTTGTGCGTTGTAGGCGATGGACTGGCGACCTCCCCATAGGAGAGCACGATGCACCATAAGAGCCAACACGAGCGAAGACTTGCCGGACTGACGAGGAACTTGGACGGTGACTTGCGAGTAGATCGGTGTGCCTTCATCGTCTACTTCGAGGGCTGTGTCGACTACTAGACGTTGCCACGGCATGAGCGGCATACCGAGAGCCTCGGCTATTTTGGCAACTTCATCGCCTCGAGTTCGGTTTTTTGGGTTCCGCTTCGTTGCGTACCTCGGCTTGCAAGGTGCGCAAGAGGTCGTCGAATGGGTCTGTGTTGGCATTGTTCTCCTCTCTGAGTGCTTTCTCGGCTGATCTGTATTCTCTCCAGAGGATCGCCGAATCGGTCTCGACATCTACGGTGTCGGCCAAGACTCGAGCGATCTCAACTCGAGCGGCGTCCATCGGTCCAAGTCTTCCGGTCTTGGTCAACTCGTCAATAGTGACCTCGAGAGCGGTCCGGGCGCGTCCGTAAATTGGTGCGACTTTTTTTCTAGGAGCCATGCATTGTCACCGATTCCGACAGATTCCGACAGATACGACCAGACTCGACTTGACGGTTGACGGTCTGTGGTCTGTGTCTCGGGGAGAGAAACAC